TTTAAAAATTCCAATTTTTAAAAGCACCATCAACCCACGCAGCAACTATAGATGCTAATGGTAATATAACAGCATCAGGCGCTATAACAGCAAGCCAATTTGAAGGTAGTAATATAGGACCAATATATGATGAATATATTTACTTAACACCAACAGATTTTAACAACCCAGTAGATAAAGCTTTAATAGTAACGGCAGGTGAAATAGAAGATAATGGAGGTTCAATAGCAGATAATAATTCAAGAGCAACATATCATGCTCAAAAAATAATACCTAAAGGATATAAAGCAACACATGTAATAGTAGAAGGTTCTAGTACTAGTGATAATTTTGGAGTTTTTTCAAGTAGTTATGATATAGGAACAGCAGGAGAAGCAGGAGGAACAACAGCTGTTGGAACTGAAGTAGATATTACAGATATTATAGGGGGTAGTGGTGTTTATTGTTCAGTATTATGGGCTTCTAGAGGTAATGAAAAATTATACGGTGGGTATATTAAATTATTAAAGATTTAATGTCTTTTAATTTTGTTATATATGTATATAAGAATAATAAAATATACAAGTTATGGCCCTAAAAGAAAGAATACCCTCACCTACAGATATAGCTAACCAAGTTAAACAAGTAGAAGAAATAGAAATTCCCAAACCATTTGGATCCAAAAATCCTACAGGAGAACCTACAAAGTTTTCACCAAAAGAAATTACAACTATTCAAGAATTACAAAACCAACACAATCAATTAATAATGAATTTTGGTCAGTTAAAACTTTCAGAAATTAAATTAAAACAATCTGAAAATCTTTTGTTAACCCAATTATCCGGATTAGAAAAAGAAGAATCAACCCTAGCAGGTACTCTTAATAAAAAATATGGAAGAGGATCAATAAATGTAGAAACAGGAGAATTTACCCCAACAGACATACCAACAAAATAATTTTTTAAAAATATTGCCATATTTATTAATGATTAGTTTTTAAACTCTATTATTTATCTAGTTTGGTTTAGAACTTTTTTCTATATTTATATCAGAACACAATACTAAGATATATTTAATTATAAAACAAATTAAAAAATGGCAGAACAAATTATTTCACCAGGTGTATTTACCAGAGAAAATGACTTAAGTTTCTTACCTCAAGGAATTGGTCAAATAGGAGCGGCAATAATAGGCCCAACAGTAAAAGGACCCGCATTTGTACCAACAGTAGTAAGAAGCTTTGCAGAATACGAAAGAAAATTTGGATCCTTAAGTTCAGAAACTTATGTACCTCAAACAGTTAGAGAATATTTAAGAAACGCAGGATCTGTAACAGTATGTAGAGTATTAGCGGGAGGAGGTTATAGATTTACAAATGCTACAAATGAACCAGTAGCTATATTAGTAGGTTCAGGATCTACTACTTCAGGAGCTACATTTGCTTCTGCTTCTTTAGATATAGCTAAACATCCAACAGGTGCTTTACACCCAGGAGGTGCTGATGAGATTACTATAGGAGGTGTTGATTTTACATTTGTATCTGCATCAGCAGGTTTATCTAACTCATCAACACAAATATTTGTTAATTTTGGGCCAACAACATCCTCAGCAGCAACAAATTTAGCTGGTGCAATTAATAATAGTTCATCATTACATAATTTAGCAATAACAGCTTCTCAAACAGCAGCAGAAATACTAACAGGCATAATTGCATTATCAGGTTCTGCCGCAGGAACAGCTGGAAATACAACTATAACAACAGGATCAGGTGGTGATGTAACATCTACAACATCTGCCTTTGTAACAAATGCTAGTAAGGGCATGAACATGACAGGGGGTACAAATTTATCAACATCTGGTGGTAAACATATACTAGTAGGTGTTATTTATCCTTCTAAAAATACATCAACTCCAAACTTATCTAAAACAATTATAGAACCTGTAGCAACAGCAAACGCACCAGTAAGTGCAAGTTTTAATATAATTTTAAGTGGCTCTTTTGGAGCAGGTTCTTCAAAAGCATTTTCTGCCTCAATTAACCCAAATAATCAAGATTATTTATTTAAACAATTAGGAACTAGCCCTAATAACAGCAAATCATCAGTAAGTGCTTATGCAGGAACCCCAGGATATGGTTATGTAAACTTTAAATCTTTACAAAAATCTATAGTAGCAACATCAGCTCTTTCTGGTTATGGAGGTATAGGTTCAGGTTCAAAAATATTAAAAGCAGATTTAAGTTCAGATTTACTATTTAATGGTAATTTAGGACAAGCCGAAGGATATTCATATGCTTCAACACCATTTATTACTTCACAATTTTTAGATTCAAATAAAACAACACAAGAATTATTTAAATTCCATACTTTAATGCATGGTACAAAATGTAATAAAGATTATAAAATTTCACTTGCTAATTTAAAGACACCAAATGATATTGATGGAGTAGAACAATATTCAACCTTCTCAGTACTCGTAAGAAAATACACAGATAAGGATCAATCACCAGTTATATTAGAACAATATAATAATGTTAGTTTAGATCCAAATAGTTCAAATTATATTTGTAGAGTAATTGGTGATAGATTTCCTCAATATAATGATACATTAGGAAAAGTTGAATTACTTGGAAATTATCCTAATGTTTCAGATTATATTAGAGTAGAAGCAAATACTGCAGTAGATGAAAGAGCAACTTCTCCAAAATTATCACCTAAAGGATTTAAAGCAGTATCAAATCCAATAGCAACCGCATCTTTAGCTATAGACTGTACCTTCCCTTCATCTTCTCTCGAAGGAAAACAAACATTAGATGGAACTAATTATAGTACTAAAGGATATTTAGGTTGGAAATTTAATGATAAAGAATCAGATAATGAAAATTTCCTTCTACCATTACCAAGTTCTCCAGCAGCAGAATCAAATGTATCAGGTGATTTTAATGTTGAAAATTATTTAGGTCATGCAAGTTCTAGTTTATATGTACAATCTTTAAGTGCATCAATTGATGCAACTGGTGTAAATGGTCCAACAAACACACAACTTAAATTTACAGTACCATTCCAAGGGGGATTTGATGGTATGGCTCCATATACTGTTAGACAAATAGGAGCACAAATAGCAAATAGTAATTTATATGGATTTGATTTATCATCAGCAACAACATCAGGATCTATAGGATATAAAAAAGCAATTAATATTCTTGCAAATCAAGATGAATATGATATTAATATGGTAGTATTACCAGGTGTAATTAAAAATTTACATAGTAATGTTACTAATGCTGTTATTGAAATGGTTGAAGAAAGAGGAGATGCTTTTTATGTAATGGATTTATGTGAAGTAGATAAATCAGTTAACCAAGCAATAACAACAGCAGCTGGATTAGACACTAATTATGCAGGTGTTTATTATCCATGGGTTAAAGTACTCGATACAAATGCTAACAAACCTGTATTAGTACCACCATCAGTAATAGTACCAGGAGCAATAGCTCAATCAGATAGTATTGCTGCAGAATGGTTTGCTCCAGCAGGTTTAAATAGAGGTGTATTAGGAAATGTACTTGAAGCTAAAATTAGATTAAATCAAGCTGAAAGAGATAAACTATATGATGCTAAAATAAATCCAATAGCCACTTTCCCACAAACAGGAGTTTGTATTTGGGGTCAGAAAACCTTACAAGAAAGATCAACAGCTCTTAATAGAATTAATGTTAGAAGATTATTAATAGCACTTAAGAAATTTATTGCAAGTTCTTCTAGATATTTAGTATTTGAACAAAATACACAAGCAACAAGAAATAGATTCTTAAATATAGTTAATCCATATTTAGAATCAGTACAACAAAGACAAGGATTATACGCGTTTAGAGTACAAATGGATGAGGGTAATAATACTCCAGATATAATAGATAGAAATCAATTAGTAGGAGCTATTTATTTACAACCAACTAAAACAGCAGAATTTATAGTATTAGACTTTAATGTATTACCAACAGGAGCTACTTTTGATACAGGTGGTGGAGCTGGTGGAACTGGTGGAGGAGGGTATTAAAAAACCTAAAACGTTTATATTTATAATAAAATAATAAAAATTAAAATAAGTTAAAATAAAATAAAAGATGGCAATATTAAACACAAATGAAATGATGTTCACAGCATTTGAACCTAAAATGCAGAATAGGTTTATAATGTATATTGACGGAATTCCTGCTTTCTTAGTAAAAAAAGTTGGTAGACCAAATATTAGCTTTGGGGATGTAACTCTTGAACATATCAATATGAAAAGGAAAATTAAGGGAAAAGCTGATTGGCAAGACATAACAGCAGAACTTTATGATCCAGTAACACCATCAGGTGCCCAAGCTGTAATGGAATGGGTTAGACTATCACATGAATCAGTTACAGGTAGAGATGGTTATTCAGATTTTTACAAAAAAGATATTAGGTTTAATGCTTTAGGCCCAGTAGGTGATATAGTTGAAGAATGGATTTGTAAAGGTGCTTATTGTAAATCAGCTAATTTTGGTGATATGGATTGGTCAGCAGGTGAAATGCCCGCAATGATAACTATTGTTATTAGAATGGATTATGCCATCTTAAATTACTAAATTATATCATTATTTTTTTAAGTAAAAAAGAAGCGCTATTTTTAGCGCTTTTTTTATCCTTGTTTCTATATGTATATCCGAATATATTTTAAATATATCATGAGAGTACTAACCTAAAAAATTAAAAATTATGAAAAAATTACTTACATTTTTATTTGTGATAATGAGTCTAGGACTTTATGCACAAAACGATTTACCAAACAATTGTTTAGATTGCGCACTAGCGCAAGGATTTTATTGTGGAGAAGACCCCTCCAATTGGACAATGTATTCACCAAACGGATGTGTACCTTCATTTTATATAAATGATGGATATGAAGATTGTGTAGATGCAACTGATGAAGGAGCTAATGTTATTGCAACAACAATTGAAGAATGTCCAGAACCAATAGTAGAACCATGTGATACAGTATATGTTGATGTACCTGTAATAGAGTATATTTATGAAACAATATACGTAGATGTTCCAGTTA